GTTCAGCATCGGCCGCGGCCTTCAATCCAGACCAGCCGCGCGCGCCCTTGCTTGCGTCCTTGCCCTGGTGGTGGATAACCATCACGGTCGCGCCGGTTGTCCGGTGCAGGCGCTTACATGCGCCCAGGGCCTTGCCCATGTCGTCAGACGAATTCTCGTTGGCGCCGGGTGTCACCTGGGCGAATGTGTCGATTACGATCAGGTCGCCGCCGCCCGCCTCTTCGATGCGCTTGGCCACGGCCACGTCGTCCTGGCCTAGAAAGTTCGGGCAATCCTTGATCGCAACAAAGGGCAGGGGATCAAGATCAAGCCCGTTGTGGATCTCGTACGCCTTCACCCGCTTGTTGAACCCCGCGGCCCCCTCGGCGCATACGTAAACGACGCGCCCCTGTTTCACGCGACGCCCGCGCCACTCTGCACCCCTGGCAATGGCAAAGCACATATCAAGCGCCACGAACGACTTGCCGGCCGTGGAAGGCCCGTACAGCACGGCCAGTTCCGCCCGCGGCAATACGCCCTTAATCAGATAGTCGGAATTGATTGATCCGGCCAGTTGGCCGATATGTATTGGGGTAAAGCGTTTGGGATCCGTGGGCGTGGGTTCTGGGGGCTCGTAAGGCAGAACAACGAACCAGTTATCGGACAAGTTCGTATCAAGGGCCCTGGTTGCGCTCTCTACCGCTGCTTCGAAGTCGCCTTCGTGGTTTAAGACAACGTGCGCTGTCCATGCGTCAAACGTCCCGAATAGCGGGTCAGACGCATGATCTGACTGCCAAAGGCCAATCTTGCCGGGAATCTCTCGCACGCCAGGCAGGCCGGTCGCGCTGGGCGGTGCGAACCGTCCGTCGAATCCCGTATAACCGTGGTCGACCAGGATTTCCTGAACGTCCATAATCGCGTTGAAATCCGTGCGACCCCACCACGGGTAGGCCAGTGTTTTGCCGGTAGTGCCGCCGCTTACCGAAAGCAGGGGTTTGATCCCAAGCGCTTCGCCCGCGATGCGTTGCTGTTCGCGTTGAAAATCAAGATCCGTTGAAAGGCGGCGCCACCAGGCTAGGAATTCAGCGGGCAAATCCCCGGCATCGTCCAGCCGACGGTCGGACATGTACCGCTGGGTATAACGGGCGCCGTCCTTACCCGTGTAAACAAGCCCAGGCACCACGTCTTGCAGATTGGCTGAGTGCGCCCGCAATTCCAGGGCCGTGATCTTCTTACCGTCAACCCCGACAAACGAAAACACCTTTCTGCGCAGATCTGAATCGGCCTTGAATAAAGACCTCCCGCCGCTACCTGGCCGCGTACTGGCGGAGCGAACCCCCGCGGCCATAATGCGCTCAAGATCAAAACCAAGGGCCTTTAAAAACTTCTTGGACAGTTCAACGTTGTCGGGGTCGACGGAACACAACCCATTCTTGGCAAGCATGACGCCATACCCAGCCGCATCGTCGTCGAACGATTCAATCGGGTTCAACTGCCAAGACTTTCCTTCAGGTTGCTTCGAAAGCGGTTTCAACTTGCACATTTTGAAACCCAGATCGAACAGGCGCCGGGCTTCGGTCAGATCCGGTGTACGTAGCGCGTCGACCTTGGCCTTACTATCCGCTTCGCTTAGTGCTGTTTCGATTGCTGGTTTGGTAGTCCCAGGTGTCCCCGCACCTGGGCTATTTTTTTTATCTAGTAAGTCCCAATAGCTAGGCCGCTGGCCAGGATTCTCGTTCATTAATGGGGCCCTCCCGAATTCTTTGCCTTGTCTAACAGGGCCTTCGTCCGGTCGTGGGTGTCCATCCAGATCGCCACGGCATCGTCCGACCAGCGGGGATCGTTACCGATCCAAAAATCGGGGGTTTGCGGAAAGCCCAGGTCGAAGGCCTCTTTTATCGTCAGGTTGTGACGAATGACTAGCGCAAGCGCCAACTGCTTTATCGACCATCCTTCTTTGTGGTGCCGAATCATGCTTGCACTTGCTTACGGGAAGCCAAGAATTCGCGCAAAGTACGGTAGCGATACCCGCGCGCCCGGGGGCCAAGCTCAAGCGGGCGCGGCAGTAACCCGTTTTCGATCCATAGGTATATGGTGCCCCGCGCTACCCCGCAGGTTTTGGCGAATTCCTTCATTCGCACAATTCGGTCGTCGTCTAAATCCGTCATGATTTTCCCTTTGAAAATTGACATTGCTGAACGCAGATACAGACTAATGGCGGCCTAATTCGCTATGTACACTTGCGCCCGACGCAAATAAAAAGGCCCGCACTAGGCGGGCCGGGAATGAAGCGTTGACGGGCTAGGGCACGGCGACCGACAAGTGGCCGCGCGCGTTCGGAATTCGGCGCTGTAGGCGCTTCAGAACGCGCCGCAAGGTGCTGGCCTTGCTAAGTTCACGCGAGAGCGTGACGCGCGCGCTGGTGCCGTCCGGGCGGGGAAGATCGGCGACGACGAAGTAACCGACGTGGTAGCCCTCAGACCTGGGATATAAACTTGATTCAGCCATGATTCACACTCCAATGTGATTGTGGTTAGGCTGGCCGTTGCGCTCTTACCACTTCGGCCAGCCGCTTGCCTGGATCCTCAGGCGGCGGTACTGCGAATTTCGGTAACGTTGTCCTTTACTTCGGCCAGCTTGTCCAGGTGATCCGCCCATCGCTGCATCATATCGACGCGCTCAGGCACGAACTTGGTACGGTTATAGGCCCGGCCGTTCATATCCTTTACTGCGTGGCCCAACTGCAGTTCGACGAACTTGGCGTCGATATGCAATTGCTCTTCTATTGCCGTGCGCGCCATCGCCCTAAAACCGTGGCCGGTCATTTCATCTTTGCCGTAGCCCATGCGACGCAAGGCCGACAAAACACCGTTTTCCGACATCGGGCGGGCGGTCGTGCGCGGCGAAGGGAATACGTATTTGCCCGCGCCGGTGATCTTTTGAACTTCCCGAAGGATCGCCACCGCTTGCTTCGATAGCGGTACCAGGTGATGCGTGCTTTGTTTCTTGTCCTCCTTGGGCAGTTTCATGCGTTCGACCGGGATACGCCAAAGGGGCACGCCCGGATAGTCAAACCCGCGGCCGTCCAGGTCGAATTCGGCCCACTCCGCGCGCCGTAATTCGTTCGGGCGAAGCATGACAAGCGGCGCCAGTTGCAGCGCTGCGCGCGTGATAGGCAACCCATGGTAGCCACGAATCGACCGGATCAGGCCGCCGATGCCGGCCGCGTCGGTAATCGCGTGAAGGTTGCGCTTTTCAGGCAGGGACAGGGCCGCACTACTAAGCAAGGCGGTCGGATCCTTTTCGGCCCGGCCCGTTTCGACGGCATAACAAAACACTTGCGAACAGTTTTGCTTTACCCGCTTGGCCGTTTCCAGCGCGCCGCGGGCTTCGATCTTTTGCAGCACGGCCAGCACTTCGGGCGTGGTGATTTCGGAAATAGGGCGGTTGCCCAGATCAGGATAAATGTCGATTTCCAGGCGCCGGGCGGTGCGCGCTGCATGACTTTTCACCCAGCGGGCGCCCATCTTCGCTATCCATTCTTCGGCGATGCCCTTGAACGTCGTGTTGGCCGTTAGCTTCTGGGTCAACTTTTCGACCTTTTTGCTGGCGGCAACGTCCGTGCCGCCCGTCAACTTTTCCCGCGCCGCGTCGACCGCGCGCCGGGCAGCGGCCAGGCCTACCCGGGGGTACGTGCCGATAGTCAGAACCTTATCCTTACCCGCGAACCGATAGCGCCACCGAAAGTAGCGCCCGCCGTTGGTTCGGACTTCCAGGTACAGGCCCCCGCCGTCGAAAAGTTTGTAATTCTTTTCGCGTGCCTTGGCGTTTTTGCAATCTAAATCGGTCAGTTTCATGGGGTAACTTTTTTTGATTTCCGTGTGGATTCACTAAAGTTACCCCATAAGTTACCCCGGAAACAACATTATTTTACTGACAGTAATGACAGCACTGACAAGAAAAAACCCCGCTAAGTCGTTGAATTAGCGGGGTTTTGAGTACTTCTTGCTCTATGCGGTGGTGGAGCCGGGGGGAATTGAACTGTGGCTGGAAAGCCACGAATAGCAACGCTCTCGCTGTTTGCGATTCGCAAAGTTACCCGAAAAGTGACCCTGTTTGCTGCGTGATGGTAATGACATTAATGACGTTCCGGCTGTCTTGGTCATTCGCCAAAAACAAAACGGCCCGCGACGTATCGGGGGCCGACTCTCGGGCAATCGAGGACTAATCCCTCTGGGGCCTGAAAAACAAGAGCGTCGCCAGTTTAGTCGACCAGGCAACGCTCTGGCAAATCCGCGATCTACTGCGGCGGGGGCGGCGGGGGTGGGGGCGTAAACGCTACCCCGATCCCGATGCCGATCCCCATCACCTTTTGCTCTCTTTGCTTGCCACGCCCGACACCATGCCGCGCACAGCGTCAACTGGCCCGGTCGGCCTTACGCGATGTTCCAGTACGTCGGCCAGGTAGCCCAGCGGTTTGCCCAGCGCTGCAACGGGCATGCCGGTTGTGACACTCACCAGGGTCAACGTGTCGCGGATTGCGCGGCTTGATTTCCCGTGTTCGGTGATCGCCTTGTAAACGGAATAAGGCGCTTTGGCCGCGCTTTCAAGCATCGACACCGCGGGGGCGGTACTCATGCGGTCGTCATAAGGCTTATTGTTGAACGTGTTGGCCACCAGTACGCCCGCCTGGCCGACAACGGGCACCATGGGCGCCAGGTTGCGAAGCGGTGCACCAAAGAAGAACGACAGGAACGCGCCCATGTATCCGCCATCGTCGTCCGGTTCAGGCCCGCCGCGCATCGCCTGGATGATCGCCTCAGAGAACCACGCGGGCGCCAGGAACCCCAGCAGCAGGACATAGAACAGGCGGCCGGCGCCATTTTTAAGGCCTACGTCCTGGCCCACCTTGGCGAACTCGGTGCCCATCAGGTTCGCTTGCATGTTGAAGTAGCTGGTGAACTGCGTGAACATCCGGGTAAAAGCCGGGCCGGCTTCGTACCGGCTAATGTCCTCGGGTTGCAGACTGCCTTGCGTTGCCCGTACCGCGGCGTTGGCGCTGCGCACCGCCTCCGTTTCGGCCAGGCCTTCGGCGACCGCCTGATCGTAAGCGCCTGCCCAGGTGATCGTGTCGACGACATTCTGGAAGGCCGATTGCATGAAATAGGCATGCTTGGCCGTCCAGCGCTTCGCGGATTCGTATTCACTCGGGTTAATCAGCAGGTCGTCGATCTCCTGGCGCATCTGCATTACTTCGTTGTCCTGGCGCTGGGCCATCATCGGGGACAGTTCGGCCACCTGGGCGGCCATGCCCGCCGGATCGCGGGTGTACCGCCAGGTCGCGGCCGCGAGATAGGAGGGGTTGACCTTCACCGCGGCAATGGTCAACCCGGTCAACTGCTGTAGAGCGTTCGTGAAGTTGGCAAACATCGCGGCCATGCCGGCACGCGACCGTGCGGCCCTAAAGAATCGGTCGGCCATCTTGCCGCCCCAGCCGGTCGTCGGTGTTTCCACAGTCTGCTTGGCCGCACGGTTCAACCAGGGCAGCAGCAGATCGGAGTAGGCCACCTGGTCGTATCGGTTCAGGTTGCCCGCGAACCCCTTGGCCCGAAGCGTGCGCATCACGTCGCGCACGTGCGGTTCCAGGTGGGCGAACAGTAGCGCTTTGTCGATATGCTGGGGCAACAGGCGCAGATCCAGCGCCAGCGGGCGGTTGTACTCCACGCGCGACCTGGTGAACCCGCGGGCGGTTGCCGGGAACATATAGGCGTTGCCCTGGTTCAGCGCGTCCAGTTCCGCATTGATCGCGGCGTCCTGCACTTCGAAGGTGTCGGTGATCGCCGGGACATACCCGCCGCGGTACGTGCCGAACTCGTTGGAGAATGCTTGCGCGGTGATCTCGTTGAAGTAAGCGCCGAACACCTGGCGATGCGTCTTTTGCGCAAGCGGCTTGATTTCTTCCAGCAGATCCCAGACACCCTGCACGAATTCGAAATCCGTCTTTGTCAGCTTGCCTTCGCGGATCATGCGCTTGACGAACCCATCCCAGCGGGTCGTGTCGACGATTCCTTCGGCGTTTTCATCTGCCCAGCCACGGCCAAGCAGTAGCTTGCGCTGGTTGCTCTCGTTGCCGGTATGCAGTAGCGCGTGCAACAGTTCGGCCTTGCCCGCGTCGCCCTGGGAGTATCCGAACGTATATCCGATCTCTGGCGCCGCGATCCGGCCAGGGGTTAACGTCGGTTCAATCGCCTTGAGCATGTCGCGGTAACGCTTCATGTAGGCGCCCGCATCGCTGCGGTATCGGTCGGCCGCTTCGCTGATCGGGGTGAACAGATAGCGCCGGAACGCGCCTGTAATGTCGCCTCCGTCCATGCGGTCAACCCAGGACTCAACCCGGCGAAGGGCCGCGCGCACGCCCATGATATAGCGCGCTTTCTTCTCAGCTTCGGTTACTGCCTGGCCTTCGCCCGGTACCTTGTCGGGCACGCCCAGCACTTCCAGGCGGCCGTTCAGATCGGCGGTGATTTCCGCACGGTCGACCAGCTGGCCGTCGATTTCGACCTGGCGTTCGCGCCTGGCGAGATACCAAAGACTTTCGACCGTATCGCGCAGCGCCCGGAACTGGCTCATGGTCAGTTCTTCCCAGGGTCGCGCGTCCTGCTCGGCTTCGATCATCATCGGTTCCAGCACCGCGTACAGTTCGGGATCGTAGGCCTTTACCGCGTCCATGTATTCGCGTGGGCGCTTGCCACGCATGCCCACGCCATAGTCGGCCAGAATGGCGCGCGCCGCGTTCACGATGTCCATGTTGCGCGTCTTGCCGACTTCTTGCGCGGTGCCCTTGGCCACCGTCGCGAACATCGCCGCGGCTTTCTGAACCTCGGCCACGGCATCATAGGCCGCGCGCGTTGCCGCGTGGTTGATGATCTGGAACCGCTTTTGCTTGATCGCTTCGGCGGTATCCCCCCGGCGCATTGCGTCCTCGGCCGCCTTGCCTGCGCGAACCTCGGCCGCGGCATACCGCCCGGGCTGGATCTTGCCGGTAGGCGACCTTTCGATCAACTTCGCCGCATAGTCCTTGGCCATGCGGGCAAGCGCCTGGGCGCCCCCTACGGCCTTCTGTAATCCTGCCAGTTCGGTCGCCAGAAAGCGCGTGCGCACGTCGCTATGGATCGCCTGATCGGCGGCACGTGCCAGCGCTTCCCGGCTTGTCAGATCGCCATGTGTTTCAAGCATCGCTTGATCGGTCAGCGCGTCAACTTTCGCGTCGAACGGTTCGGCCGCAACAATCTGGCGGATCATCGCATCGCCCGAAGGAAAACCGAACATTTCGGCGATCACGTCGGGGTGTAAGCCTTCGGCGCCCAGCAGGTTCGTCGCCAGGTATCGGCGGGGGGTTGCTTCGCCCTCGCCGTACATTTCCCGCAATGCGGCCGTGTCGATCTTGGCGCCCACTGTAGGGGTGCCGTCGGGCAAGATCCCTTCTTTGATCCAGCGCTGCACGGCGTAAACCGGCTCGGCCTGTACCGCGGCCTCTACCTGGGTGCGCATTTCCGTGCGCAGCGCCGTCGCGTTGCGGTTGATCCGCTTGACGGTTTTCTCATGCAAGCGGCTGGCCCATGCCATATCGCGCATGCTGCGCGCTTCTAGGTCGCTTATGGCGTCCTCAGTCGCCAAAGCGCCTAACTCCCGGTATTCGATCCAATTCACCCCATGGGCTGCGGCCTGTTCGGCCGTCTTGAACAGGGGTGCAAGGCCGCGCGCCTGGTTGGCTTCGGCGATATGCGATTCTGTCGCCAGCATGCGATCTAGCACCGCGCGAACCTCGGGCGTCAGATCAACATTCAGGTGTCGAACATTCTTGTAAACCCGCGCCAGCCAATCGCGGAACCGTGCAAACAGGGTTTGCATTTCCAGGCTGGGGGATTTGCCCTCAAACAGATAGGATTCGAAGCCGCGGGCAAATTGTTCGTGATAGCCGCGCTTTTCGTCCAGGGTCATCGCCTGCCAGGCGGCCATATCCTGCACCCCGAACCAATCCAGTAACGTCGTCATGTCCTGTTGCAGCGCGGGCGCCTTGGCCGCCATGTCGGCATAGCTTTCCAGAAAGTAGTGGCCGGATTCATGCAGGAACGTCGACAGATCGGCGTTCTTGAAAAGCGCAATGACGGGGCGCCCGTCCTCGGTGAACTCAGACGGCACGAATCCGCCACGTTCGTCCTGGGACAACATCGGGCCGGTGACACCCTGGGCCGCGATATGCGGGGTGTACTCGTTGAACAGTTCGGCGGGCGTGCCGCCCAGACGTTGCGCCATGGTTTCAAAGAAGGCGCGCGGCAGTTGGGCGTAGGCCCGGTTGACCGTGGGCGAGAACCGGCCGGCCGCGTTCAGTTGTTCGGTGAAATAGTCGCCAATCGCCTTGCCTTCGCTTTCAACGGCGACTTTGTGTTCGTGTTCGCCCAGGAAGGCGTGAATTTCATCGACCAGCGGATCGCCTGGCCCCTGGCGAAGGGCCTGCGCTTCGGCGAGCGTGATTCCGTTCGGATCGGTTTTCAAATCCTTTAAGATTTCCTGCCCGTAGCCGGCGCCAGCGATTCGGCTGGCGTATTCCCCCAGGGGAATCCGTACATCGCCCCCGGTTTGCAGCGCCGTGGCGTACTGCTCCGCCACGCTGGGCGATACTTGCGCGATCTTGTCGACCAGGCCCGACTGTGCCAAGGCGGCCGCGCTGATAAACACGTCCTGAACCGGGCCGCTATCCGATGCGTCATTGATGAATTGTTCAAAGTCTGACGGGCTGCGTTCGCGCAGCTTGCTTGCCTCAGACAGTTGCGTAAGCGCCTGCAGGCGGCTCGCGGCCTGCTCGGCACTGGCCGCCAGTTCGGCCTTGTCCTGCCCGCGGGTGGCAAAGCGCACCACGCCCGCCCCCAGGCCGGCCGTCATGGTGGTTTGCATGATTGTCGACAGCACCGTGTCGCGCTCGGCCGGGCCTAGTTCGTCCAGAAAGGTGTTCAGTGACTTGTCCGGGTTCAACAGTGCCCACTCGTTGAAATTCTGTACTAGCGTGGTCGCCATTTCGCCCGGCACTTCGCGGATGATCTGGCCGAAAAGCATCTTGCCGAAGCCCGAACCCGCGGCCACGTCCTTCAACAGACGATTAACACCGAACTTTTCAAAGAACACTTCGGCCGTGGCGTCGGCCGCGCCCAGGTTAAGCGCTTGAATAGGTGCTGCGCCGGTGTCCAGCGCGTGCGTGATTGAATCGCCCCCCTGGATCACTCCGCCCGAATACAGGGCGTAGCCAGGGTTGCGCGTGGCCAGCGTCATCGCAAGCCCGGGCAGCATATCGCCGAAGGATCGCGAAGCGTTATACAGGTTGCGTTCGAACACGCCCGCGTCGGTGGGCAGGGGGCCTTGAATCAGGTCGCCTACTGCCTGGCTTTTCTTTCGGAAATCTTCGAACCCAGCCGCGATGCGGCGCATCGGGTTTTCGGGGAAGATCGTGCCGGCCAGGGGATCAAACAGGGGTGCCGCGGCCTTCGCGACGCCTTCGCCTACACCGTAAACGGCGGCGGGGATGTCGGCGACGAACCGGCCGATAGATCGCACCGTGCCGACAGCAGGGCGAAGCGCCGATTCGATACCGCTTAGGTTGTCCACGTCATCGTGCGCCAATCGCGCCCGGCGTATATCGGTAAGCAATTCGGCGGTTGATGGCGCCACCTTCACCAGGCTGTCGAAGTCGACCGACGCCACGGCGGCGCGCTGGCGGGCCTCTGCGGGTTTGGCCAGCACGGTATCGACGGGCACCTGGGCCGTGGCCGCGATGCGTTCGGCGTTGGCGTATTCGTCGGGGTTCGTGTTCACCGCTTGCGAAAACCCGAACTTAACCGCCGTTACGCGGTCGCCTACGGACTGCGTTATCAGGTCGTCATATCGGTTTTCGCTCATTTTTTCGCGCCCGTCATTTTGTCTTTGAAATAAATATCCATGATCTGCGCATCGGTCGGACTAGTGATCCCAGCGCGCTTGAATCCAGCGACGATCTCGGCGCGCGTTTTACTGTCAATTTCGCTTGCCTCCATGTTCACGATCTGTTTGCTGTAGTCCGGGAGAAGGGAGCGCTTAACAATATCTGTCGTCAGGAATATGTCGTCGATCTTGGATAGGATCTCGGTATCGCTGAACTTCTTGCCCGCGCCTGCCTGGGCAATCGCGATTTGATCTGTAATGAATTTGCGGATCCCGCCCACGCGCGCGGCGTCGGCCTGGCGAAATTGGGGGTTTGGCTTCGGGTCTAGCCCGATCATCGTCATCTGCGCGTCGATAGTCGAATTGATCGCGGCCATGTTCAGATCGCCCGGGCCATCCTTGCCGCCGGGCGCGTTGCCCAGCAGGATCCCGCGTTGCTTGGCGAAGGCCTTGGCGTCGTCGACTGACAGTAACGCTTGCTTCATTAGGAACTGCTGGTCGGTCATCTTCGCCATGGCGGCGGGGTTTGTTGCCAGTTCGTTGTACGTGGCCAGGTCAGTAGAATCGTCGCCTTTGGCAATTTTCTGGCCGATGGCCATCACGTTGTCGATCCTATCTGGCGGCAGCGCGGCGCGCTTGGCCACGGGCACAAGCGAAAAGCGCCCGCCGTTGGCCATCAGTTCGCGGATCACGTCGGCCTCGGCCTCCTGATCGCGTTGCTTAGTCGCCTTTTGGGATACCTCAAACCGATGCGTTACTTCTTCGATTGCCGTCCTACGCGCCAGGGGCGAAGCAGTAGGCCCTAGGGCGTTCAGCGTGGCGCTTTGCAGATCTTCTAGGGTTGGCTTTTGGTAAGCGCCGGCGCCCGTGTTGTATGCCGTTATGTTCTTTTTTATGTAGTCTTGCGTCGACTCGGGCAGGAACGTCGCCCAGGTGTCGGGCGCCCCTGCACGGTCGGCCTTCTTGATCGCAGCCGACAGTGCACCCGGGCCGGCGTTGTATGCCGCATACGCCTTGTCCAGTGTGCCGAAGTCGCTAAGTTGCTTGGCCAGGTAGGCCCGCCCGATAGCGGCGTTGTATTGGGGATCGTTCTTATATTTCTGATCGTCCCAGGGCAGGCCGGCAAGTTTCGCCGCTTCGCGTGCGGTGTTCTCGTTCACCTGGGCGATGCCGTGGTCGGCCGTGCCGTTGCGGTTAACGTTCTTGAGCGTTGAACCATCGGCCGCGAACTGGCGCCCGCCCGACTCCGTGCCCACCAGGATATTGAAAGCCCGGTCAAAATCGTTTGTGTGTATCTGGGGGGAGGCCGTTAGCATGACAACATCCGCGGCGAGTGATCCCTGCTTAACGTCGGCGTTTTTGGTCAGTACGCCTTGCAGGTGCAGAATGTCCGGCGCGGCCAGCATGTTGCGATAGTTCATCAGCATCGACGATGCCGCCACCGTGTCGTTGTTTTGAATGGCCGCGCCGATGGCCGTTTTCAGAGCCTCCGACGTGCGCCTGCGCGATAGGGCGTCTATTTCCTGCGGCGCCATGCCGTGCAGCCGACCTTGCCCTTCGGTAGCTACTCGAATGTCATCGAGTGAACGATTCATCGCTTGATGATCGCCATAGTTCAGCGCTGCATCGTTTACCGCATTGGCTACGGTGCCCTCATACGTCGAATTGCTGAATTCCCGCAGTTGCTTCGCTTCGTGCGCCGCGCCGCGGGCGTTAAATTGGTTCATGATCTCGTTGGCGATCATGCCGAACTTTTCTTTTTGCACGTCGCTGGCAAGGTTGGCCCCTATGCCTTCGATCTTTTCGCGCAGTTTTTTACCTAGCGTTTCCGTCGCACCTGCGGCCTGATCGCCCGGTAAGGCTTTCATTTCCTCTTCGATGGTCAGCTTTTCGGCGTCTGCTTTGTTGCGTGCGTCAAGCAGGCGCGCGTTTTCCGCTTCTTTGGCAGCGTCGTAAGCGATGGCGGCCAGCCGCGTGCCGGTCTGCTCTCCCGCTTGTCCCAGGGCTTGAAGTTGACGCGATCCGATGCCCAGCGCGTCGGGCGATGCCGCGGGTACGTTGGGCATGCCGATAGGTTGCGCGACTGAGGGTTGAAACGCACCAGGCGCCGGCAGGTTGCCGGGATTAGGCTGGCCAGCTCCGGGTTGAAATCCCTGCGAGGGGGCAAACGCGGCCGGCACGAAGCGCCCGCCAGGTGCGGCGCCCGGGTCGACCTGAAACTGATCTAGGGTAGGAACGCGGGGCATATCATTTTTCCTTAATTCGTTTCCAGTGGGTCGCAATGCACGCGCGGCGCTCAAACGTGCATATCTTGGCGACCGACGTTTTGCTGATTTCGAACTTTGCCGCGATCTGCCAGTACATAAACCCTTGATCGCGCAGCTGGCGGATCAGTTCGACGTCGTGATCGGTCAACTTCGCCTTCGGGTGATCCTGGCCAATTCGTCGGTGGTTCTCATTGAGAGCGACAAGCCTGGCCACGGCGTTAGCCCTCTTGGGTTTTTTCTAGGCCCGCCTGGGGAGTGAACTGTGTCGCCAGATTGCGCCAATTTGCCGCACCCTGCGCAGGTGTCGGGTTGTTCGGCCCTTCAATGGTCGGGCCTTTGAAAGCCACGCGCGGCCAGGCGGGGAGGATGTAGATCCCGTTGTCGGCCAGGCGCCAGGTGGGATCGGGTGCGTCAGCCACGATAAGGCCGCGATTCGTTACGTATGCAGGCATTATTTGAGCCTCCCGGCAACACGCTCCTGGCGGGCCAGGCGTGCGAATTGCACAATGATTGTTGGATGATCGCCCAACCCCGTTGCAAGCATCTTCGCCATGCGCGGATCGCGCTGGGCAAGCTTCGCCGCATCGCGTAGGGCCGCCTTGGCGCCGTCGCCATAGGTGTCATTCAATTCCTGCACGGCCTTATCGTGCCATTCGGCCTTAACTTCGGGTGTCGGTTCCTTGAACGTCGTCACCACGTCTTTGAACGAAAGCAGATCCTTGTTCGTCATGCCAAGATCCGCAGCCATGTGGCGCCACTCCTGGACGACTGCCTTCTGCTCGGTGGGCGTCAGTTTCGTTTCGGCTAATGCTGTATCCGGTAACGCAACTTGAAACGTTTTGACCGGATCGTATAGCTTGCGGGTTGCATCCTCAGATCGCATCGTCTTGATGTGATCGGGGATCGGCAGATCGGGCAGGGGCGCTTCGTTGAAAAGAGTATCGGCCTGGCGCTCTGTACGCTCCTGGGGCGTTTCGTTGACCTGTTCGACCTTGGCAACCTCCTGCCGGGCAGGGCCACCATACAGCGCCGCGGCCGGATCAACAGGCACAGAGGGTGCTACAGGCGCCGCGGGAGCCTGAGCCACGCCAGCGGTAACGGCCGTGACGTTCGGGGCGCTGGGGGCCGCTGCAGGCCCGTACAGCGCATCAGCCATTGATGCGGGATCGCTCATTCTTCCAGGGCCAGGTCGGGTACTGCGTCGCGCATGCGATAAATCAGGTTTTCGCCCGACTTCGCGCTATCACGCGCGGCGCGTTCAAGCCTGTCTGCGCGGTCGTGGTGATTGAACGAAAGCACCGAATCCGTCTGCAGGCCTTGAAGCGCGCGAAACAGTTGCGCGGCCAGTGCGTTGTTGATCGCGCCGGTCGGGGTCGCGGCATCGGGCGCAAAGGTAATCAGGTTGCGAATGTCGCCTTCGAACGTCTTGCGATAGAAGTTAGATATTTCCGTTCGAAAAGTTTCGTTCACGGCAACCCAAGCGCTCACCGCTTCGGCCACGCCATCCAGCGCCTTGTCGACAGCCGCGGCCGCGTCGTTACGTTGGGCCGTCAGTTCCTTCGCGTTGTTGAAATGTGCGACCGTTTCCAGCTTGCGCTGAACGTGATCGGGCGATTGTTCTTTGGCTTCGGCTCGCGTGATCGCTTCGGTCAGGGCCGCGATGTCCTCACGAAGATCGCTTCGGCGCGCGCTGGCCGTGCGCACCTGGGCGCGGAGATCGTGGCTGGTAATGTCCGACGCAAGGGCCTCTGCGGCCGCGGCGTAATTCTTTTCGGCGGCGCTCAGTTCGTCCTGTAGCGTGGCGATCTGGGCGCGGAATTGGGTAGATTTAGACATGTCGGGGGTTCCCTCGGTTGAATGGCGCCACTATCCACCAACGGGATAGCGGTATGCGAATACAAACACGCAATAAACACGCGCCAGCGTCAGGCGGGCCCGGTCAGTCTGATTTCAGGGATCCGGCCCAGCGTGATCCGCCCGTCGCACGCGATTGAAATCGACGGGCTTCGAAGCACCGCGGCCAGATCCGGGCACTCGGCCGTACGTTCAATCCAGGCGGCAGCGTTCGCCAGGCGGTTGCGCAGCGCGTTGCCTGGGCGGCGCACGTTACCGACGAAATCCGAAGCATGAAGCGGGCCGCACGCTGGGGGGCCGTCTTTGGCCCGCAGCAGAATGTTCCAGGCATCGCGAAGGCCTGGCAAACCCAGGGGCATATCTAACACCCGCACCCTATCAGCGCGGCCGATGATCGCGTAGCACCCCGTCCATACATCGAACACCAGCGGTTGATCCGCGCGCCGGCTGGCGCTCTGTACCATCGCCCAAAGGCCGGCCCGCACGTCGTCCAGGTAGCGCCGGCGTCGGGCGTCCTGCTCTTTGGCGCCGGCTTCCCGCACCAGGCTATGCGCCGCGGTCAAATACTCGCGTTCAGATAACTTCATGGCTTACCCCTTAGCGCGCACGGGTGCGCGTACCTGTCTGAAAACTCATATCAGATCCGCCGGATCGTACGGATCGCCATCGGCGAAGTGCTTACGGACAACCACGGCGAAGCCGCGACAGTGCCGCGGGAACTTTTCGCGCATCCAGCATTGCGACAGCGCCCACAGGCAGTAGTCCAGCGGCAGGTCGCGGATCCGCGTGCCTTTGTGCTTTCCGAAGTCCATCGTCTTGTATGTCCAATCAATCGGGAGCATTTCGATTTCTCTTTTCAGGTGTCAACTTTTCAATGCCACTCGATCCCATGCCACTTGCCACTTCTTACATAGAAAGAAGTGGCAAAAGTGGCATATTCAGGGACTTCGAGCCACTTTCCGTTCATGCCACTTTCGGCATCAAGTGGCATAAGTGGCATGGATTTCCCCATCCTGTTCGTAAAAAATTGCATCTTCAATCAGGCTATCAAGTGCCTTCTTTGCAAATTCGACGCGACGATCCCGCCCGCTGGGGGATCGCGTCATGCGCGCCGCGGCCTCACGGATCACGTGATCGCGCGTTGCTTTACCGTGCTCGGCTTCGGCTAGTTCCCGGATCACGCCCGCCACCAGGCGTTCATTCTTGCCGCGGGGCAGGGCTACACGAACCGGCATTTCGTCGGTAGGTTCAATGACGCAAGAATCGACTTGATCCATATCGGCGTCGACCCCGATCACGATCACTTTCAGGCGAAACGGAAACACCCCGCCATCGGCGCCGTCCTTGCTCTTGGTTATCGTCAGGGCGCGCAACTTCGAAGCTTCGCTGCAGTCGACCAGCAGTTCAGCATCGGCCGCGGCCTTCAATCCAGACCAGCCGCGCGCGCCCTTGCTTGCGTCCTTGCCCTGGTGGTGGATAACCATCACGGTCGCGCCGGTTGTCCGGTGCAGGCGCTTACATGCGC